TGATATCGATCCGCTTCCAGATCCACCACCACCAACCATAGCAGCTCTTTCAGCAGCAGCTTGATCGATAAATTGAACCATATCACCTTTGGCGAATTTACCATAAGACCCATCTTTATATATGACCCCATCATCGAAGTTACCATATGATTTACCTTTTTCATATGGATCGTATCCTGTAAATTTATCCAAATACCCAAAGGATATATCACTCAACCCTTCAGCTTGAATTAATTGCTGTTTTTCTGCCCATTCATTCATTTTTGTATCACCAAAAACTAATCCTAATAAGTTACCAATACTACTAAATGTGCCTTTTACTCCACCTGTTCCAAAATTAAATAATCGTTCACCGCCACTTATTTCTTTTGATTTTTCGTATTCACTAGTCTTTTGTTTTTGTTGTTTTTTAATCTCATCTTTACCAAAAATATCACTCATCACATCAGAAGAGAGAGAATTTTTTTGCATCTCAAGACCTTTTCTTTTAGCTTTATCACCACCAAGAAAACCAGGTAAAACATCTCCAATGATTTCTAAAAAAGAACCAAACGTATATTCTATCAAAGGCATAATGTATTTAAATAATTTAATAACCGATGGTAATACAAATTCATTAAACAATAGTGAAACAGTTTTACCTAGTTTTGTGAAAATCCCTTCATTTTTATCATCAGAAAATATCATTTTAATTTGATCAAAAACACCTTTACCACTAGCTAATATACCTTTAAATAATGTTGTAAAACCGTTTTCACCTATAACATCTTCACTTATGAATTTTGCAATAGATGTACCAGCAGATTCCATTTCAACTAAAAAATCACTAAAATCTTTACTGTTGAATAAATTAGTAAAAACGTTTGAAAAACCCATAACAAATCTGTCATATATCATTTCAAATCTTTCCATCATATTTTTACGACCCATTGCTGCTTGTTCACTTTTTTTCCTTTCCTCTAATACCCTATTTAATAAACTTTTATCTGTTATGCTTTCAAGTAAAGTAACGGTACCATCACCTAAATCAATCCCATATTTACCACCTTCACCTAATTTCATTAAAGAAGCTATTGCTGGTTTATCATCTTCTTTAATACCCATAAAACCAGCTTTACTTAATACAGTCATTTTATCGGCTATTTTTTTCTGTTCAATAGCTGTTGCTACAGCATCTTCATAGTTTTGACCGAGAGTTTCGGCTGCAATTTTTAACATTTTTCTATCCGCTGGTGATATAAAATAACCACCCTTACCATCTTTTTGTGCGATTTCGGATACTGTATTTGCAAATTTCTCAGCAAGCGCTGTTGGGTCTGTCATTGATTCAAAAGCTAATTGCATTGGATCACCAAAACTAGCAGCAAATTTACCACCCAACGTTTGCATTCTAGCCGAAGCCTCAACCGCTTTTTCGGGATCGAAGAATGCATCAGCAAAAGCTTTTGTGGATGCAACTATATCAAATCTAATCGCTGTTGCTTTAGCGGCTAATTTAGTTAAATTATCCAAACCTTTACCAAAGCCAATACCCGTTAAACTTTCAACTAACCCTTGATACGTTTTTAATACCTTTGTTGTATTTACATTATATCTAGCAGCAAGATTTCTCGCTTTATCGGTTAAGTTTATAGTTTTTTCTAATGAAAGACCTATATTGTCAAAACTACTAGCCAATTCAGCAGCACCTTGTACGCCTAAACCAGTCCCTAGACCTAACTCAACTAATTGACCAACTTCTTTTTCATTAAATAATCTATTTTTACCAGTAACCTCACTAAATTGTTGAATTATTGTTGCAACATCTTTCATACTACCACCAAAATTCATGGCAGATATGCTTAATGATGCAAAATTATTTAATAAATTTCTAGAACCTTTTTCGGTTAAACCGATATCAGCCGCAAGATTACCAACGGTGGTCTGCATTTCTAAAAATACCCCAAAAGCCTTTTCGATTGGTATAAAAAAATCAAACATTTTTTTACCCATATTAATGATACCACCAATAATATCACCTATAATTGGTACAATTGACATAAAAGCACCTATACCCCCACTTATTACACCACCAGCAGCACCCATTTTACCAAGAAGTGGTATTGTTTTTTGCATTTGTTGTAAACCTATTTTATTTTGTGCGTTTTTAACTTGTAATGCTTGATGTTGTTTTTTTAATGCTTCAGCCTCTGAAAAATTACCAAATTTTTTAGCCTTATCATAATCTTTAGCTATTTTTACTAAATGTTTTTCAGTATTTTGAATAGTTTTTTTAGTTTTATGTATTTTTTCAGTTTGTTCTAATATTTTAGAACCAGAGCTAGCTATTCTTTTAAAAACATTAATACCTTTATAATCTGATTTCAACATATCACGTTTAGTCTCATATATGTTCATTTGTTGCTCAACTATTTGTGCTTGAATATCTCTTAATTGTTCCATGTCAATAACACTCCTTGATAAAGCATTACTCCAAAGACCCGTACTATTCATTAAATCAGAAAATAAATCACCTTGTGCCATTAATTAAATTTTATTAAATATACTTCACTACCAATTTTGTTTATATTAGATATATTATATGAAGTTTTATTAGTTGTTAATTCATTTATAAAATTATTAATACCAGTAGCATTGTTGGATGTAAAAGAAGATAAATCAATACTCATTTGTAATAATTTATTATTTGTTGGTGTTGACTTGTTATCTAATTCTTTTTGAAATAAAAAATCAATTTCTCTACTAGATTGTAAAACTAATTTATTATTAATTTTAAAATTTCTACCACGTTCTGGTTTATAACCAACAATGGCTGTAAATCTTGTATCATCTAAATCATCAGTTAAAACGTTATATTTTTTTAATAATTTGTATATTGGAAAAATATCTTGTGCGTAGTCATTTGGTAATTGAATTAAGTCCCCAACGGTAACTCTATTAGAACCACCAGAAAAAGCGGATTTAATATATTTTTCAGCGTCATTAACATTTGTACCAGCAGCACCTAATTTATAAAATAAATTTTTTGCATTATCGCTTTTTGAAATCGCATCAAAATCTTGTTTAGTATACGATCCAGGGTTAATTGAAGCTTCATTAATTATATTAAAATTATTTTCCTCAATCATTTTAATACGTTCTTTTATTTTATCTATTGACATAGCGACTAATTTTATTTATAAATAGTTTTAAATTAAAAAACCCACAAATTATTGTGGGTTCTGATTATTTTCTCTTAGCGTTTGCTTTCGATATTTCACGTTCTCGATGTTCTTTAACCTTTTTATTTTCATCCATTAAAATATCAATAAAAGCTCTTCTTTCGTAAACTGGCATATGTAGTATGTCAGCGTAGCTAAAATTAGCGTGTTTAATTAGAATATAAAACTCATAAAGGATATCTTTCTTATAAGTCGAGGTAGGGCCAAAGAAATTTTGAGGTAATAGGAAGTTCACCAAAAAAAAATTCCCCGCTTGGGGCTTCTACGGATATGTTTAAATCTAAACCAGGTTCATTCTCGTTAATGTATTTTCTAAGGGCACCTGAATCCATAACGGACATATTATCAACAAACATTTGTATTTGTACTCTATCTCTAACACCATCAATTTCCATTATTTGTGAAGCTAATCTCATTGTTAATAATTGAGATATGGCAGCCTGACCTAATTTTTTTCGTCTAGCGTCATCCTCTCTAACTAATTTCTCGTCTTCATCGGATGTTAGGTATTTAAATTTAATTTTACTTTTTGATTTTGGTAAAATAAATTCACATTCACCACTTTCATCAGGTTCAATTGTAATTTCCTTTGATTTAAATTGACTTATATCAATTTCGGCTTCAAATTTTTGACCTGTTTTTGGATCGGTTAATTCAACGGGATACATTTCGCCATAACCTGTCGCTCTTAAGAAAAATAAAACAGCGTTTTTATCACCAGATAATAATTGACCAGCTTTTATTTCTTGATCAATAATTTTTCTATCCAATAAAACATCAATAACTTTACCATTTTGTAATAAATTTGGTGAGGTCAATATGTTTTCATCTGAAGCTGTTAGGTATGCAACTTTAACGGTTGATTTTTTATTTTTGTAAAATTTACCTTCGGATGGTAAAGCTATTAAATCATGAGCTGGTTCATTAAAAGTATTATTCATATTTTTTTTTTATTAAAATTAATTATATTATTAAATATTGTAAATATTATTTTTGGTAAATCTAAACTAATTATTGGTATAAGTAAATAGAAAATGGCAAATAAAAAAAAGAAAATGGGTAAAATATTTAAAAAAACAAGTGAATGTTCTGGTTTAGAGGTTGAATTTGCTAAAATATTAACTGAATTGGGTATTAAGTTTAAACAACACTTTATGTTTAAAAAAAGAGAGTTTGACTTTTTATTACTTGATCATAATATATTAGTTGAAACACATGGTTGTTTTTTTCATTGTTGTAAACAACATAACCCAGAGGTAAAATATCCTTTTCAGAAAAAAAATTTAAAGAATGATCAATATAAAGTTAAAATAGTTAAATTTAACAAAAATTATAATTTATTGGTTGTTTGGGAACATGAAATAAAAAATAAAAAACTATTAACTGAAAGGATAGATAGTTTTATAGAAAAGTATAGTGTTCTTAAAATACTTAATGGGTAAAAAAAAATACCCAAACACAATTCGAATGAAAAGTATTTTGGGTATTTAACTATTTTTAATTGTTTGTTAGACTAGTAAACTAATATAAATCTATCAGGTCTAAGTGTTACTGTAATTTCAGCAATATCTTCAGAACTATAATCTAATGAACCGAAATCAGCATTTGTTAAAAATGTACCTTGAAGTATCCATTTCTCAACAACAACACCCGTTGGGTCTAACATTTCTAATTCAATATCTTTTTTGTAACCTGCAGCATAACCCATACGTCCAGTAACAGATTCAGCATGTAAACGAACCCATTCCATTAATGCTTGTGTAGCTGAAGGCCCTATTGGATCTTTAAATGTAACATCTATTGATTCCCAATTAAATCTACCAGCAACATATGTTGAAGTATTTAAAAAAGGGATTTCAACCTCACCAATTGTAATTTTTGGTCTTGAAGTTGATACAACAAACCATTCATTAATACCTAATGAACTTGGGAATCTTAAAATAAACCTATTTTGCTTTTTTGGCTCATAAGGTACAGGCATTTTCATTAACAAGTTAGCCATAATATTCTATTTTTGTTTTTTTAATTTTTTAATTATTTCTTATATAAATATCTATTTTTACAATATTTATTTCGTCTTTATTAATAAATAGTT